ACCGGCATCGTCGAGCTCGCGTGGAGCACGAACCAGGAGGTGCCCGGCACGTTCGTCGGCCCAAAGGCTGGCGTGATCCACGCGACCACGCCAGCGAACGTCAAGGGCTACTCGTTCACGTGCGGCGACTACAACGTGTCGACGAGGAAGCTGCGCGTGTCGATCTACGATGCAAGCAACAACCTGGTCGACCTCGCGGCGCTGCAGTGGTTGACGTTCACCGTGGTCTTTCTGTCCGACGGGCTGATCGGGCCCTGAGCCAGGAGCGTAATGCCCTTCCCGGTGACACTCGGCGAGCTGGTGACGTACAGCCAGCAGCTCGCCAACACGACCGCCGGTGGTGGCGATCAGATCGATCCCACCGAGTGGAAGGCGCACGTCTCGACGTTCTACGGGCGGCTCCACACGACGGTCGCGGACACCGGGGCACGATGTTTCGAGACCACGGCGAGCGTGAACCTCGCGGACCTCTCGCTGCCGAGCGACCACCGATCGACGATCGGCGTCGACTTCGTGATCGACAGCGCGGGACGACGCCGCGAGCTCCCTGAGCTGATGATCCAGGAGCGCGACGTGCTGCTCGGTATCAGCGGGAGCGAGGCGCGCGCGTGGTGTCTCTCCGGGGTCACCCTGCAGCTCTTTCCGACACCGACGACCGGGACATACAAGCACGTCTACGTCCCCCAGCCGACGCGCTACAACACGTCGGCCGATTCCACGTCGATCGATGTCGTGACCAGCGATGGGCTCGAGGCGATCGGCTGGGGCGTCGCCTCGGTCGCCCTCCATCGCAGCGAGTCGATGCAGCAGCGAGCGATCGACGAGAGCACCGCCGCGTTCAAGCGGCTCAAGGAATGGGCGGTGCAGCGCTCGCTGACGATGCCCAAGCGGCAGATCGTGCGCGGGCTCGGCCGGCGGTCGGACATCAACGGGATCTGGAATCCGGCGAGCTGGAGGTACCGGTGAGGCAGGTCGCGGACCTTCGGCTCGCGGACGATGCTGCCGAGCGCGTGCGGAAGTCGCATGCCGACGCGATCCGCGAGCTCCAGACGGCGCCGGCGGCCGACGCGCGCGCGATCCGCAACGTCGTGATCCCGGACAACGGGACGGTGACCAAGGCGCACCGCCTCGGCCGCGTGCCCTCGATGGTGATCGCCTCGCCGCCGCGCGGCGCCGCATCGGCGGGGCTGTTGGGCGAGGTGTCCCGGAGCGACCAGGTGATCGTGCTGAGCGCCAGCGGGTTCGGCGCCGACATCACCGTCGACGTGACGGTATTCTGATGGCTCACAACGGCCTGCAGTGGACCCTCAGGAACCTGCCGCTCGCGGCCGGGCTGCAGCAGCGCACCGACGACCGCGCGCGCCCCGAGCCGTTCCTCGACATCTGCCGTGATGTCCAGTTCGATGAGATCGGTGGCCTGCAGCCGCGATTCCCGTTCGGGACGCCGGCGGGCGCGATCTTCGGCGGCGGCACGATCGCGAACGCGCGACGGATCGTGCGGAATGGCAGCGAGCTCGTCCTGTTCACGAAGGACAGCGTCTACAGCTGGAACGCGCAGCTGTCCGCCTGGGTGCTGCGCGGAACACACCTCGCGGTGAAGGTCGATGAGACCCCGGTGTTCTCGCGAGCCGGGGACCAGCTCGACGGTGACCGCGCCGAGCTCTCGGGCGTGATCATTTACGCGTGGGCCGAGGGCACGGACGTTCTCCTTGCGGCCGTCGACAAGACGACAGGATCGGTACTCCAGGGTCCGGTATCGCTCGGCGCCGGACTCATCACGGTCACTCGCCCCCGCGTCGTCGCGCTCGCCACAAGGATCCTGATCTTCGTGCAGTCCGTGACCGCGCTGGTGGTACTCGCCGCCAACCCGGCAGCGATAAACCTCAGCTCAATGCCGACTGCGACGATCCTGGCAGGCGGGACGTTCAACTCCTTCTACGATGTCGTGAAGGTCGGATCGCAGGATCTGTGCGTCGGTGTTGCCCGACGCGTGACGACCACGAGCTACGAGGTGTTCACGGTGACACCGGCGCTCGTGATCACGCAAGTCACCAAGGCGCGGACCGCGGATGGACCGCTCGCTGTCTCGACGATCCCCGACGGCACCAAGACCCAGGTGGTGCGCGCGAATGGATCTAACATTCAAGGCGACTTCCTCACGACTTCGACGCTCGCCGACGTGACCACGGGCCAGGCGATCGGGACGGCGGCGGGTACGCCGGTGAACCAGATCGCCGCTGCGCATCGCTCGGTGCAGAACGGCGGCGCATTTCGCTGTTACGTATTTTGGTCAGCGCAGCAGTCCGCGTCGTTCGGGTCATTGTTCGCGACCAAATTCAACTTCGTTGACAGCGCGGGGACGCTCGGGACGCAGGCGACGCTCACCAACGGACTGGCGCCAGCCTCGCGGGCGTTCGACTACAACGGGTCGGTCTATCTGTGGATGGAGTTCGGGCAGAACTCCGAGTTCCAGGGCGACGTCGCACTCGCCAACGTGACCCAAGCGCAGAATGCCTATCTCCTGTACCGCGACGACGCGTTCTTTTGCGCGAAGGCGGCCTATGCGGTCGGCGGCGGACTGCGCCCCAACAACGGGCTCCTGCCGGGGGTGGCGCTCACGTCCGGCTCGACCACGTATTCGTGGATGGGTACGGCGAAGCGCAGGATCGCGGTCGGCGGCGGCAGTACCGGATACGCGGCCCGCTCGCCGCGTGACATCTCGTTCACGTTCGACTCGAACGAGGCTCGCCGGGTGGCGCGCATCGGAGCAACGCTCTACATCGCCGCCGGCGAGATCCTGCAGTACGACGGCACGCGGCTCGTCGAGGTCGGGTTCCACTTCTACCCGTGGTCCTACGACATGCTCAAGAGCGGGACCGGCTCCGTGGCCAACGGCACCTACGGGTACAAGGTCACGTGGCGGTGGCCCAACGGCAAGGGCGATGTGGACCGCTCCACGACGGCGACGATCGGCAAGGCCACGATGTCGGGCGGTCCGGCAGGCTTCGCGATGGGCACGCTCGCGCCGCTCAACGCGACCCACAAGACGACCGCCACGGGCGCGATCGCGGCCGAAGTGTGGAGGACGGAGGTCAACCCGACCGACGAGACTGGGTACTTCCTCGCGACGAGCTCGGACCCGAACAACACGACGAATCCCAACAAGTTCATCCCGAACGACTCGACCGCCGCGTTCGAGCCCGCGGTCGCATGGCGTGATGAGATGGCGGACGCCGTACTTGGGACGAAGGAGGAGAACCCCGAGAACGGCGCTGTGCTCGAGAACCTCGCGCCGCCCGGCGCGTCGATCATCGCGGCGACCGATGTGCGGCTGTTTCTGGGCGGGGTTGCCGGTGACCCGGATCGCGTGTGGCCGTCGAAGCTTCGCGGCGCCGGCGAGGTCGCCGCCTTCCACGATTCGCTGCCGTTCGACGTGCCGCGCGACGGCGGCCGGATGACGACGGTGTTCGTCCAGGACGAGACCGTGTACGTCGGCCGCGAGACCGCGCTCTACGCGTTCGCCGGAGTCGGGCTCGACAACCTCGGACAGGGCCAGAACTACACGCTCGCGCGCATCGTTTCTGCGGACGTCGGTGTGACATCGCATGATGCACAGGCGTTGACGCCGCTCGGCACGCTGTTCAAGAGCGACAAGGGCTGGCAGCTCCTCGATCACGGCGGCAACCTGACCTATGTCGGCGGCGCGGTGTCCGATTTCGACGACGAGGACGTGCTCTCGATCGATGTCCTCGAAGCGCAACACCAGGTCCGCATCTTGACGGCGTCGCGGATGATCATGTGGGCCTATCCGCGTCCCGACTTCCCCGGTGGGCAGTGGGGGGAGTGGACGATCTCCGACGGTGTGCACTCCTGCATGTACGGCGGCGCGCAGGTCTACCTGACCGCGACCGGAACGCGCACGCAGCTGACGACGTACACGGGGGTCGACTACGGGCCCGACGTCGAGACGGCATGGATCAAGCTTGCCGATCTGCAGGCGGCCACGCGCTGTCGCAAGCTACAGGTGCTCGGCGAGTACCGCGGTGACCATCTCCTGCGCGTGCGTGTGGCCTACAACTACCAGCAGGACGCCGGCGGCCCGACGTACGTCGACGACGAAGCGTGGACGCCGAGTCCTACGGTCGTCGGCGGTCCGCTACAGGTCCAACACGGCCCGAAGCGACCGATCTGCCAGGCGATCAAGGTCCGGCTCACGGCGGTGCGCTCGACGTCGACGGCCGACCTCGACACGACGCACTTCGTGCATCGCGTGCTCACGTCGGGCACCACCTGGACTGCGATCTTCCGCGCGATGGCGGTCGGCGAGGCAGGCAACCTCATCGTCCTCAACATGGCCTTCGTGGTCGGCGCAGGCTCGGTCGATGTGCGCGATCACTTCGCCTACGACGCCTCCACTGGCTCGTGGTCACCGTCGATCGGAACGGTGGGCGTGCTCGTGACTGGCGTGCCGACCGTCGCGCAGCTCGAGACCGCGATCGACACCGGCTCGACGCTCCTCGGCCTCCTTGACGCCGACGTGACGCCGACGAAGGTCGTCAACGTGGCCGGCATGGTCTCGAACAGCCCCGTCGTGTTCTCGCCCCAGGGCGGGGCGTGGGGCGCGCCGCTGGGCGAGTCGTTCAAGCTGACCGGCCTCGGCCTCGAGGTCGGCATCGAACCAGGACTCCTGATGCGCCTCCCGCCGGCGCAGAGAGTGTGATTTATGGCCTTCTGGAACTCCTGGGGTGACACCGCTCAACGGCTGTTCGAGCCGCTGGGCGGCGATGCCGACAACTCCAATGCGCCGTGGTGGGATATCGGCGGCAACCTCCAGAAGGATCCGGGCGCCGCAGCGGAAGCGCAGCGGAAGGATCTCCTCTATCAGCAGGCCGCGGCCGCCGGCGGAACTGCCGATCAGCAGAATCAGGAGTTCAACTACAACCAGGGCCAGCAAAAGAACAACATGCTGGCCCTGCAGCAGCAGGCGAACGGCCAGAACTCCGTCAGCGCCGAGCAGCTGCGCCAGGCGATGCTACGGAACCAGGCAACGCAGCAGTCGATGGCGGCCGGCGCCGCGCCGCAGAACGCTGCCTCCGCGGCGCGGACCGCAGCGATCCAGTCGGGCAGGCAGGACGCGGGGCTCGCCGGGCAGCAGGCGGTCGCCGGACTCGCCGAGCGAAACCAGGCGCAGACGCAGTATACGGGCGCGCTGCAGGGCTACGGCGCGCAGGCGCTGCAGGCCAGTCAGGGCGCGCGTGGGCAGGCGCTGCAGGGCTACGGCGCGCAGAACGCGGGCGCGCCGGAGAAGTCGAACATCGACAAGTACGGCAACGCGATCGTCGGCGGGCTCGGCGCCATCTTCAGCGACCGTCGGCTCAAGACGGACGTGAAGGAAGGCGACGACGACGCGAACAAGATGCTCGACGCGCTGAAATCGTATTCCTACCGCTACAAGGACGAGGACAAGCTCGGCGCGGGCAAGCGCACGGGCGTCATGGCGCAGGACCTCGAGCGCGGCGGCATGGCGCACGCGGTGGTCGACACGCCGGGCGGCAAGATGGTCGACAGCGGCCATCTCTCGACGGCGAACACCGCCATGATCGCGGCGCTACACAAGCGGCTCAAGCTGATCGAAAGCAAGGTCGTCTAGGTGCCGATCTGGCCACCGCCGGAGTGGGGCGCCGTGCAGGCGCAGGCATCGCAGCAGCAAGCGCCGGCGGCGAGGTTATCGCCGGAGCAGGAGCGCGAGTTCCAGCTGTGGCAGTCGGTCGCGAGGCCGGCTGCCGGGTCCGATGCCCGCGGCCAGTGGTACGCGCTGCGATATGGTGCGCAGGGCGCCGCGGTCGCCGGGTCAGTCCCGACGCCCTCGAGCATCCGGCAGCAGCCGCGGATCGCGCAGCAGCGCCGCGACGCAGCCGTGGCCGACGCCGCATCGGAATCCGCAGGCGACTTCACGCCGCGCGCGCCGATGACGCCTTCCGAGTACGGCTATCACCCGGACCGGGACGCCGGCGGCGGATCCTCCGGCGACATGGGGGGCGAGTAGTGGCGGCGACCGAGGAGCGCGGCGACACCGCGATCGATCGCGAGCTCTATGGCGAGGCGCCCCCGAGCCTGGCCGACGCGGCGCCGCAGTACCAGGAATGGCCGCCGGCGCACTGGCCGGCTTTCGACGCGCCCGAGACGCCGGAAGACGAGATCCGCCGGGCTGCCGGGCTGCCGCCGATACCACGCGGCCAGCAGGTCGGGCCCGACGGTGCGCCCGTGGCAGGCCCCGAGCTCGCCGCCGCGCCGCTGGCGCCGGCAGTGGCCCCGCCGGTGACCCCGCCCGCGCCGGATCCCGCGGCGCCGCCCGCCGGGTTGCAGCCCGGGCTGGGCGTGCCCGCGGCCGCGCTCGACATCAACGCACCGCCGCCGCCGATGATCGGGCCACCGCCCGAGGGCGCGCCACCGGTGGGCGGCGGCAGACCGCCGCCGGGCCCACCGGGGCCACCGCCGCTCCCGTATGGCGCCGGCGCGCCGCCGCCTGATCTCGCGGCAGCGCCGCCGCCCCCTGTTCCGTTCGGCCCGCAGCCGGCCACCGGCATCTCGCAGCTCCCCGGGATCCAGATCTCGCCCGACCAGGCCCCGCCTCCGATCCCGTCGTTCGTCGCGCCGGGCAACCCGGACTCGGTGCTGCCGTCGGAGCGCGCAGACGTTCAGCAGGACCCGCTAGCCGGCATGACCGACGATCAGGCGCGGCATTACGTCGAGAGCGCGTCGCCGCAGCAGCTGCTCGACCTCCAGCGTGGGATCGAGACGCAGCGGCGGACCAGCCTCGCGCTTCAGCAGGCACAGATCGACGATGCGAATCTGCGCGCGCTCCGCGCCGACCAGGAGGCGCGCGCGAAGGCCGACGCGGCCTCGCAGGCCAAGACGGACCAGATCGTGGCCGACGCAGTGAAGCTCGCTGGAACCAAGATCGATCCGAACCGGTGGATGTCCACGCGGAGCGGCGGCCAGAAGGTCGCCGCTGTGCTCGCCGCAGTCGTCGGGGGACTCGTGCAGAGCCGCACGGGTTCGTCGCACAACGCCGGCATGGACCTGATCCAGCAGAACATCGACCGCGACATCGACGCGCAAAAGCAGGACATCGAGACCGGCAAGTTCGCGCTGGGGGTCCGACAGAACGCCGTGGCGCAAGAGTTCGCGCGCACCGGGAACCTGTATCAGGCCTCGGAGACCGTGCGGCTCGCGACCTATCAGGCCGCGACGAACAAGCTGCTCACCGAGCAACAGAACTTCGACCCGCGCGGCACCGGCTTTGCGAACTACGGCGCCGCGATCAAGGACATGCAGGGGCGCGCGGCCGCGGCAGCCGAGGGCATCCGCAAGACGGTGTTCGACGAGAGCTACAAGCTCGAGCAGCTGAACCAGGTGAACCAGAAGCAAGCCGACGAGCGATGGAAGAATCGCCAGGATGTCGCGCTCGGCTGGGCCAAGGAGGGGCGCGAGGCTGGCGCGAAGGCCGCTGACAACACGCTCCTCACACCGGCACAGATCCACGCGCAGTATCCGCAGCTCCCCGTCGAGGCCATCCCGCCGATGCCGGTCACCGCGAAGGAGCTGAATCAGCACGTCGAAACGTACAACCGGACGCTCGATACGTCCGGCAAGACGCAGGAGCAGGGCATCAAGGATGCGTCGAGTGTGGTGCGCAATCCGCAGACCGGCGAGCCGCTGCTCGTCAAGGGAAAGCCCGCGCACATCGAGCCGACCGAGGCCGCCAAGGTCACGAAGAAGATCGGCCAGACGCAGACCTTCGTCGACCAGCTCGGCGAGCTGAAGCACGAGCTCCAGGCGGGGCCGAGCGCATGGGATCGAGAGAAGTGGCAGGCGTTCAAGACGAAGTTGAACCTGTCGAAGACAGGATTCATTCAGTCGATGGACGCCAAGGTGTCGTCGCGTGAGATGGGCGCCGTCGAGGACATCTTCGGGAACGACTTCAACAGCTTCGTCTCGCGGATCACGAGCAAGGGCAAGTCGGTGGCTGCGATCGACAGCATCATCGGCTACGCGAAGTCGAGCCTCGACAACGACCTCACTTCGCAGCTCGGCTACCAGAGCGGGCCGAAGGGCATCCTCCGCGACACCTCGAACATCCCGGAGCAGGCTCCGACGCAGGAGCAGGAGCAGCTTCAGGGGCTTCTACAGAAGCCGACCGAGACGTTCGACGAAGTCGCCCACGCCGAGATCGCCAAGCGGCAAATTGGCCTCTCGCCCGATCAGCGCAGCATCGAGAACCGTCCTCGTCAGCTCAGGGCTGGATCGTTCGGGCGGGAATCCGTCGTGCCCATCTCGCCGGAGGAGCAGGCCAGCCGCGACGCCTACGACGCGACGGTTCGCGAGGGGCTCGCGGAAGCCCGGCGCATCTACGACCCGGGGGCGTCACCGGCACAGCAGCAGGCAATCGCCCAGCTCGGCGGCGCAGCGCAGGGCGCGGCCGGCGATCCGGCAGCGGCAGCGGCACGCGAGACGCTCACGAAGATCGCGAGCGACGCCCACACCTCACGGCTGCGTGAGCTCGCGCGCGAGGCGCTTGAGGCAGCCGGCCAGGCCGGGGCGCTCGCTGACCGCCCGATTGGGCCGTCGACCGAGGTGCAACACGAGGCCGCGCCGGCCGCGCCGCCCAAGGGCAAGCGCTGATGGCCGATCCGCTCGACCCTGCGGCGCCCCCGCCCGCTGACCAAGCCGCCCCCGCCGCGGCGTCCACGGTGTCGATGATCGATCCGGGTGGCGTGGCGCGCGACGTTCCGGCCGAGTATTCGAGCGCGCTGCTCTCGCGGGGGTGGCGCCCCCAGACCCACGTCGACGTGCTCGGTGCCGCATCGCAGGCCGCGCGCGCGGCCGACTACGGCGGAGTCGCCGGTGGGATCAAGGCCGGGCTCGCCGGGGTGGCTCGTGGCGCGTCGCTCGGCACCTCGGACGTGCTCGCGCGCGCGCTCGGTGGGGACGATGCCGCGTTCGATCTGCGCCAGCTGCGCGAGGAGAATCCTGGCATCTCGTTCGCCTCGGAGCTCGGGGGCGCGATCGCGCCCGCCGTCCTCACGGGTGGCGCCAGCTTGCCCGCGGGACTCGCCAGTGAGGCGGGCGCTGGCGTCGCCGCAGCGGTGGGCGGCGGGCTGCGCGGCGCGCTGCTTGGCGGCGCGGCCGAGGGCGCCATCTTCGGCGCCGGCCAGGGCGTCAGCGAGCTCGCGCTGTCCGACGATCCGCTCACCTTCGAGCGCGCCGCGGGAACGCTCTCGAGCAACGTCCTGTTCGGCGGGGTCGCCGGCGGTGCCGCGGGGCTTGCCGCGGGCGCGCTCGAGCGCGGGCTGCTGCGCGCGAAGGGCGCGATCGACGCGAAGCTCTCCGGGCCGGTCGCCGAGCAGCTCGCGCCCGATCTCGCGACGATGAACCGGAAGGATCTCGCTGCCGCGGCGTCGACCGAGCGCGAAGCGATCGAGTCCGCGCGCCAGCCCGAGCGCGACACGTTCGTCCAGGCGCTGCGGGATCACGCGGACGACACCGAGGCCGAGCAAGCGTGGGGCTTCACGTCGAAGCATCCGAGCAAGTACGTGCGCGGGCTCGGCGTCGAGTCGCGCGCGGCCGACATCAAGGTGCGTAACCTGCTCCGAAATGAGACCGCGCTCGCGCGTGATCCCAAGGTCGCGATGCGGGCACTGGAGGAGCAAGCGCAGGCGCTCAAGAAGATCGGCATCGAGGCCGATACGGAACGGAAGGCGTTCCTCGACGGATTCCGCGATGCGCCGACGACGATTCGCCAGGAGATCCTCGACAACAAGGTCAAGGGGATGGTGGTCGGCAAGGGTGGGCTGTCCCCGACGTCGCCCGTCATCGACGAGGAGGTCGATCGGATCATGCTCAAGCGCTACGGCACCACCGATACCGGGGCCACGCCGAACTTCCCTCCCCGCCTCGAGGCCGCGCAGAACATCAACCATGCCGAGACGCGCGTGGGCGATCTATATCGCTCGATCCAGCGGCTCAGCGCGGAGCCGACATCGGAGCGCCTCACGCAGATCGAGGCCGCGCGCGCGGCGCTGGACGTGCCCCGAGAGAAATCGCTCGGCGAGACCGTGTTCCACGCGATCCCCTTCGCCGGCCGCATGGCCGAGATCGCATCGGTCGCCGGCCGGGTCACCGGCGGGCTGAGCGCTGCGGTCGGCAAGGCCAGCCAGCGCGCCGGCGCCGCGGTGTCCTCGTTCCTCGATGTCGCCGCGAAGGGGGCCGCGAAGGCTACGCCGGTCGCCCCGATCGCCGCGACCGAGATTCTTGGGAGGCTCCGCTATGCGCCGGCGACCGACGACCAGCAAGATCCGGAACCCAAGGGCAAAGCGACGCTCGCCACGCTCTACAAGCGCCGCACCGACGAGATCAAGTCGCAGACCGCCTACGACGAGACCGGCACGCCGCGGCTCCGCCCCGAGGCCCGCACAGCGATGGGCGCCCGCCTGGGGCCGCTCCGGGCGACGCAGCCGATTCTCGCTGATCGGATCGAGACGCTCGCCGCGCGGCGCATCGAGTACCTGTCGAGCCTGATCCCGCGCCGTCCGGACCTCGCCGGCATCCAGATGGGACCCGATCGCTGGCAGCCGTCGGACATGGAGATGCGGGGATTCGCCCGGTCTGCCGCGGCAGCCGAGGATCCGCACGCCGTGCTCGAGCGCGCCGCGAGCGGATCGGTCACGCCGGAGGATGCGGCGACGCTGCGGGCGATCGCACCCGAGGAGCTCGCAGACTTCGTTCACCGGGTGGCCGCCGAGCTGCCCACGCTGCAGCGCACGCTGTCGCCGGCGCGCCGCCTGGCGCTGTCGATCCTCACTGGGCTCCCGGTCGATCCGGCGATGGACCCCGCGATCCTCTCGGTGCTGCAGGCGCAATACACGTACGAGCCCGAGCGACCGCAGGCACAGCCCCAGTTCGGAAGCGTCAAGAACCGGACCGAGGTCGGCACACCGTCCCAGCGACGCGAGGAAGGCAGCAGCACATGAGCAGCTTGTTCCACGGAACCATCCCGACCACCACCACGCTCTACGTCGAGCTTCCGATCCGCGACGGCTGGATCGGCGCCCAGCTCGCGTGGCTGGACGCGACGAGCTCGGCCACGATCACCGTCGAGCTGAGCAGCTTCGAGCGCGCCGCGGTCACCATCCCCGGCGACGCGTGGATCTGGAAAGACAGCGGGCTCACGTTCACCGGGCCGGCCGCGAGCGCTGCCGGGTCGCTCGTGATCAACATCGAGAACGTCCGGCAGCGGCGCGCCCGCCTGAAGATCGTCACGGCCGCCGTGACGACGATCGACCTCCGTGACGGAGGGCCCGAGGCGTGAGCCTGCGGTCCGGAATCCGCTCGGGGCTCGTGTCCGGGCTGCTCTCTGGCCTGAGCCCGGGCAGCAACGGCGACGTGTTCTTCCTCGGCCCCGCCGATTCGAACGGCGTCGGCCAGGGCGTCGCGCAGGCCAAGGGCGTCGATAGCGAGTTCGACTCGGCGTTCAACGTGATGGGGCCGATCGGCTCGGTCAACTACCTCAAGCGCTACTCGCAATCGTCGTCGGATCCGGTCAGCTACCTGGCCGACGTGACCGGCGGCGTCGGGCCGTACAACGTCGCCGGCGTCCAGAACAGCGGGTTCCAGGTCCCGTTTGCGCAGGAGATGGTGCGCGCCGGATTCCCGTGCTCGCTCCTCGAGCACGCCATCTCCGGGATCGCCGCCAAGCAGTGGACGCCGCTCGCCAACTTCCCGACGCTGCCCGCGGCCGGGCCGAACTTGTGGAGCCAGAGCACCTCGCTCGCTGATCAGTTCGGCGGCCGCGTGCGCGGCATCATCCCGGTGATCGGCGGCAACGACGGTGTGAACGGGACCGACGCGGGAAACTGCAACGCGAACCTGACGGCGATCTACACCGCGGCGATCGCGAAGTGGGGCGCATCGCTCGCGATCATCCAGGTCCGCAACTCGGCGAACCAGGCGGCCGCGGTCACATTCCTGACGACGATCCAGGCGGCACAGGACGCGATGGTGACCACGTTCCCGTCGAACGTGGTGCAGGTCTGGACGGACGACCTCGCGCTCCACAGCGACAACCTCCACTTCAGCGGCAATTCCCTCGTAGTGCTCGGCCAGCGGGTCGCCTACGCGATGCTCGACAAGCTCGGCGTCGCGCGCGTTCGGCCGACGGTGCCGCAGATCGTCGGCTGGGGCCCGACGTACACCTCCACGGGCGCGTACAGCCCGGTCGGCCCCGGCTGCGCGATCAACGGGGACCTCGAGATCTACACCGCGTTCTCGCAGACGGCGAGCGGCGCGAACGGCGCGATCCCGACGCCCACCACGACGGGCGCGCAGCCGTGGACGTCGCAGGGAACCGCGAGCTCGACCGACGGCACGAGCACGACGCGGATGGCAATCTTCACGCGGCCGGTCACGTCAGCCGACCTGGTGACCGGGCACGGCGCAATGCCGCCGACCACCATGGGTGCGAGCGGCAACCCGATCAACGGCGGCCGGATCGTCGTCGTGCGCGGGCCGAACGCGGGCCCGACGGTGGACGTGATCCAGACCAGCGTGAACAACGCGTTCCAGACCGCGTTGACCCTCACCGGCAAGACGACGGGATTCGCCGGCGAGGGCATCCTCCTGATCGCGGGCGGCTACCGCACCAACGCGACCGACAACCCGGTGACGATGACGCCGCTCGGTGCGATCACCGGCGCCGCGAGCGTCGTCGGATCGAACCGGACGGCGTCGCCCGACTTCATCACGCACGCCGCGTGGCAGGCGCAGCTCGCGGCGGCCGCCGCGACCGGCAACGTCACCGTCGCCTTCGCGCTCGCGACCCTCGCGTGCGGCGCGGTGATCGGAATCAAGCCGTGACCGACGCCGAGATCGGGCTCGCGACCACCCTGCTCACCGCAGCCGGCGGCTCGCTCGCCGTGGTCACGCGCTGGGCGGTCGGCCTGTGGGCGACGATCCGGCGCGAGGATATCGCCGCGACGAAGGAGAGCGCCGCGCTCAAGCGCGAGCAGGACGCACGCCTCGTCGAGCGCCAGATCGCCACGATCGATCGCGTCGCGATCCTGGTCGACGAGCACACGGCCCGGGACCTCGCCGCCCAAGCCGAGGTCAAGCAGGCGATCGTCCGCGTCGAGGCCAAGGTCGACTCGGCGCTCGACTGGCGCGAGCGGTTCACACCGCTCGAGATGCAGGCGGTCGATCCGCCGGAGCGCCGCGATCGGATCAAGACGGCCCCGCAAGGCTACCCGCAAGGCTACCGCCCGCCGCGACCCGGCGGGCATGACGACTGACCACCCACCGAAAGCAGGACACGATGAAGGCCACGTTGATCGATCTGTTCACGTCCAAGAAGTTCCTCGCCGCGCTGTCGGCCATTGCCATCTACCTCGCCGGGCGCTTCGGGTTCGCGCTCGACCCCGCCGCGCTCGATCGCATCTTCGCCGCACTGCTGGTCTACGTCGGCGCGCAGGGGGTTGCCGACGTCGGCAAGAGCGCAGCGATCGCCAACGGGCAGACCACGCTCGCGAGCGTCACCATGAATCTCGCGGCCGGCAAGGAGCAGGCGGCCGCGGCGCGTGCGTCGGGTCTCGCACCGCTCGCTGCGCTCCTACTCGCATGCCTGATCGGAGGCTCCGTGTGCACCACCGCGTGCGGCGCTGGCCAGCTCGTCACCGACACCGGCGGCAAGATCGTCGACTGCGCCAAGCTCGACGAGGGCCAGCTCGCCACCCTTGGCACCCAGCTGGCGCGCAGCGTGGCGACCTACGTGGTCGCCGGCACCCCGATCGACTGGGATGCGATCGAGGCGCAGGCCGAGGCGGCCGGGCTGGTGATCGGCGGGTGCGTGCTCGGGCCGCTGGTCGCGAGCCGGGGTCCGAGCTCGAGCTCCGCGCCGGCGCACGCGGCGGCAGCCACCGCCCCGCCGAGCAACGACGCCGCTCGAGCGTGGGCGTCGTTCGCGCGGCTCAAGGGCAAGGCCGGGGTGACGACCTACCAGACGAGCGCCGGGCCGCTGTGACCTGGCCCGTCGGCCACCCGGTCGCGATCGCCGGCCGACCGGCGTCGCCGATCGCGGCCGTCACGGTCGCGCGCTCGCTGGTCGGCACCGGCGTCTACGAGCTCGGGACCGGCGACTGTGACACGCCGATCGGCGGCCCCAGCGACTGCGCCGGGTTCGCGATCTGCCGCTGCTACGGGCTCAGGCGCCACCGCCCGGGCTTCAACGTCGGGCCCTGGGCCTCGGTCACCGACGACCTCAACTGCAACAGCGCGATCGAGGACGCCGACCACGCGCGCGAGCTGTTCACGCGCGTGACCAGCGGCCCGCCGCAGCTCGGCGACCTGCTGACCTACCCGACGTTCTCGCTGCTGGTCGGCGGCGAGCACCGGACCTGGATCGGCCACGTGGCGATCGTGACCGGCGTGTCGCGCCTGCTCGAGTGGGACTGGACGCGGCCGACGTGGGCCGGGCTCGACGTCGTGCAGTGCCGCGGCCCGAACGGCGCGCGGCCCGGCATCGTGGGCACCACCGCGGCGCACTGGGATGGGCACGACCTGACGTGGCCCAAGCCCGAGCATCGCAGCGTGCTACTGCGCGTCGTGCCGTAGCACGCCCGCGGCCTGGGCCGCGACGACGGCGCGGTCCTCCCATCCGGACGCCGGGCGACTGGACGCGATGATGGCGGCGCATTCGGCGCGCGCTGCGTCCACCGTCAGGCGAGCGATCCTGCTGATCTCGGACCGCTGGTAGCCAGTCAGGCCGCCCTCGGTGACGTAGTCCTCCTCGGTGACGTAGTCCTCCTGGCAGATCTCATCGCCCAGAGCGCGATCGCACAGCGCGACGAGCGCGATGTCCTGCGGCATCATGCTGGAGCCGAGCGCCTCGCTGCGGAGTTCGCGGATCCGGTCGTCGGTGACGCCCGGCGGCGGTCCGTGGTCGGCGGTCCGCGGGTTGAGGTCGATGCTCGCGCGGCGTGCCAGCGATCCGTCGGGCCACCGGAGCACGGCGCCCGCCGGAAGGCCATGCTGCATCCCGACGATGAGATCCATCACCGCGACGTGCACGGGATCCGAGTCGATGCGCGCGATCTCGGCGTACGCGGACGCCCTCTCGGCGATGTCGGCGAGCGCGCCGGCTCGGCAGTCGAGCGCCTGCCGGTCATTTTCCACGCGCAAGTGAGCGGCCTGCGCGTGAGTGAGCGTGATGTCAGCGATGTTCGTGTTCATGATCGTAACCTTCCCGCCGCGGAGAGCGGCGATTGAAAATGTGCGGCCGGATGCCGCCAACGGGGCCGGCCGAGGCCGGGGTACAGCTAGGACGCCGCTCAGGCGGCGACCGAACAGCTAGCGTGTGCCGTTACCGCCGTAACGAAGGTGATCGGCAGGGGGCTCACCACCACGTGGATCTCAACCGGCATCGTCGAGCTCGCCTGATCGCCAGGTCGGCGGCCTCGCGGATCCATTCGGCCCAAGGCGTCTCGCCGCGAGCCTCGTCGTGGGCAGCGGCTTCGGAGGGCAGCAGTGGGACCGTGCGCCTGACGCTGCGGGCCGCGGCGGCGGAGAGCGGCGGCCGGCCAGCGCCGGCGCGGCGACCACCGACCTTGCCCGTCTTGCGCCGGCGAGCGGTCATGCGCCTGCGGCCTCAACCGCGGCGGCCTCGATCTCGTCGATGGCGGCGCGGAAGTCCAGCTCGGTCGCCGAGCCCGGGGCGCTGAGCTTGCGCAGCGTCGCCAGCAGCGCGCCGCTGATCCACATGTCGGGCGCGTCACCGAACGCTGCGAGCCGACCGTCGAAGGGCCGCCGGGCCAGGGTGACCTCGCCCTGGGTGAGGATAACCCCATCGGCGAGGCGAACCTCGACATCGACATCGACATCGACGGCACCGGCGAGGTCGGTGTGCGTGGACGGGCGGGGATTCGATGCGCTCGTGTTGGTCATGAGATTACTATACGCACGACAATCAGGAGCGCAAGCCTGAATTTCGTGCGCACGTGAATTATGGGCGGGGTTCCCAGCGCAACCCGGCGAACCTGCGGCGGAATCGGCGCGCTGGAAACCAGGTCGCCCGCAAGTTGCCGTGATCGCGTCGGTCGTCTGCCTTGAGGTGCTAGTGGGTAACACCGTGGGGGTTCGAGTCCCCCTTCGCGCACAGCTACTTAGCCCGGATCCTCTCGGGCGTTATGCCCCGCCGGGAACCTGACCCGGGGTCGAGTTCCCAGCGTTCGCCTCGTCCATCATCGAGCGCAGTACCTGCGCCGTCTCGGTCTCCCCTTCGTTGTCGAGCACCTCGATGGCGATCCGGATCACCTCGATCCGCTCGTCAGTCGCCGCCCACGCCTGCGCAGTCTCCAGCTCGGCCACCCGCTTGCGCAGCGCGCCCAGCTCGTCCGTGTAGAGCCGGGTCGCACGCAGCATCGCCGGTGCCATCGCGTCGCGGTGCATCAGGATCTCGCGCGCCATCGCCTCCACGATCTGGTACTCGCGCTCGCTGACGACCTCGGACAGGAGGTCGCCGTTGCGGTCGAGCACAAGCGCAAGCTCGGCCGCGGTCAGTGGTCCTCTGGTCTCGCTCATCGTCGACCTCCGGTCAGCACGCGCAGCGCAGCCCGCTGCTGGCCCGCCTGCTCGGCCCCAGGTGCGAGATAGTGCCGCCGCGTCACCCCGGGCCCGGTCTGCCCCAACTCGCGGGCGACGTGCTCGACCGGCACCGCGCCCGCCGAGATCGACGCGTAGGTGCCGCGCAGGCCATGCGGGCAGACCACCGGCACCCCCGCAGCCTCGCACAGCCGCCTGACGTGGTAGCCGAGCCAGTGGCGGTCGACGTCGCCCCACAGCGGCTCACCCCCGGCCCGGCCCGCCACCAACGCGGCCAGGCGCGGGCGCAGGACCTCGGGCACCTCGAGCTGCCGGTCGCCGCGCCTGGTCTTGGCCCGCTCGATCCACAGTACCCGGGCGCCATCGTCGACGTCGCGGCAGACCCGGTCGACCACCTCCCCGGCCCGCGCGCCCATCAGCAGCGCGACCGCCGCGGCGAGCCCGGCCGGGGTGCCCTCGGCCAGGGCGTGGGCGGCGAACCGGCGCGCCTCGTCGATCCGCAGCTGGGCCTTGCCGCGGGCCCGCGCGCCGGACGCCTCGAGCCCCGCGAACGGGTCGCCCGGTAGCCAGCCCTGCGCCGTGCACCACGCGGCGAGCCCGCGCGCGGCCGCGAGCTCGCCGACCTGGGTGTCCGCGACCACTTCGAGTACACGGCGCCCGAGCAGCTCCGCGGCGAGCCGCGCGGTCAGCTGGCGCAGCGGCCGGTCGCGCTCGGCCAGCCGCAAGAGGCCGTGCAGCCGGTAGCGCACCGTCGTCACCGTGCGCTCCTTGCGGCCCCGCGCCGTGAGGTGCGCGAGGTAGAGCGCGACGGCGCCGGCGAGGGTTCGGCCGTCGATCTCGCCGCGGGCGTCGGCCGCTGCTTTCCGCGCGAGGGCCTCGCTCGCAAACGTCTCCACGCTGCGCTCGCCGTCCACTCGGACGAGGATGACGCGCCAGCGCCTGCCGTGCTGATAGGGTCCATGGACTCGCTCCTTGGTTGCTCGCACTGGATCTCTCCTTGGACCAGCGCGCCGATTTCCACCTCCGACGCTCGTCCGGAGTGGACCGCGCGCGCGAGCTCCTCGCGGATCACGGCCCGGATCGCGTCGAGGTCGGCGCGGGTCACCGCCGTAGCCGCCTGTCCAGCACGCGACCGGACACCCATCCCGCACCAAGAATCAGCGGCACGACAAGCAGGTCAGGCACGGGGAGCGCCAGCACGGCCACGGCCACGGCCACGGGCGCGACCATCGCGGCGGCGGTCATGCGGATTCGGGATGGAGGGGTCACCACATCCTCCACCAGCCCGGGCGACGCCACGCGTCCAGCCCCGCAGCCGCGAGACCGCCGATCACGATCGCGCCAGTCGCCCACCAGCTGAGCCACCACCCGATCGCGACGAGGATCGCAGCGCCGGCGAGCACGTAGACGACGGCGCGGGCGAGCGCGGCCAGCTCGTCGCGGTTCAGCACGTGAGCTCGTCCTCGGGGTTCGCGTCGCGCTGCCGTTCGCGCTCCCTGGCTATCGCGTTATAGACGGTGGTGGCCGAGAGCCCGTACCGCTCCGCCGCGGCCTGGACGCTGACCTCGCCCGTCAGCGCGAGCAGCATTGCCTTGTAGGACCTCGACGAGGTGTCGGGCTTGGTGACGCGAGCGCTCACGGCCCCTCGCTGTAGAAGAGCGTGATCGACAGGCAGTGGAACTCGCTGTCCGACGACTGCGAGACGACCTTGTCGACGACCTTGATTCGCCTGTGCGCGGCGAGCCACGCGGTGATGGCCTCGCCCATGACGGCCCTGTCCTCGCGCTTCGTGCTCGAGAACACCTTCACTCCGTTGAACTGATCCATTAGATACCTCCGTGCCAGCGGCGGGCGTCGAACCCGCGGTTCGGTCGGGTGAGGCAATGCGAAAATCCTCACCCGATCGTCGTTCCTTCCATCGCTGACAGGCGCCGGCGGAATGCCGGCGGGCGGATTCTCGGCCAGGTCCGCCACCCTGCTCCTAGCGCACTACTGCATGACCAACGGCGCGCTGCCGAAAGCGTTGTCAGGTCGGCGCTTCTCCTTCCTCGTCGTCGCGCATCCAGCTCGGATCAGCGACGTCGCTGCCGCGCTCGACGAACTCCAGGACCTCGATACGAGGCGAGTAGCCGCCCCACATGTTCGTCGCCTCGTACATCGCGAGGCGTTCCATCCAGGTCGCGACCAGCTTCGCGCCGGCCTCAAGGATCGACTGCGGCACCTCGTAGACCTGCACCACGTGCGGCCGGCTGCTCTCGACCGCGATGATGTAACTCTCGCGCGGTGGCGATCCGGTCTCGAACGCGATCGCTGCGGACTGGTCGGCGAGTTGCGCGTGGTAGCCCCTCCGCTTGGCGTCGAGCGCGAACCAGAATGGAGCAACGGACCGCGCCGTCTTGATCTCGGCGTTGAACGAGGGGCCGTGCGCGCCGGCGAGCGCGCGAACGTCGGGCGTCGAACGTCGAGCGCGCCCGAGCTGCGACCACAGGATGGTGCGCTCGCAGATCAGGCCGGGCACGGAGAGCAGCCGGTCAGCGTGGGCGTTGGCGCGGATCGCGTCGACCATGCGCCGAGCCGCGTCCATCTCGCTGCGGATCAGGATGGTCGCGCCGGGGTTCTGCGCGCGGAACTTCGCCCATTCATCTCCCGAGCGCGGCGCCATGGTCACCTTGGGGGCCGGCTTGCCGAGCTTGAGCGCCTTGTCGCGGGCGGCCTTGCTCGCCTTGCTCTCCTGCTCCCACAGCGCCGTGGGCTTGCCCAACAGGAGCGCGTGCGTACCCGTGCCGAGCCGCTTGGAGAGCGAGTCGTCGTCGTCGTCCTGGAACGCGTGCAGGCAGTGCGCGCCTGACTCCCCGGCGGCGCGCAGGTGGCTGAGGCGCGCCGGCAGCGTGCGCGGATCGACGAGCTTGCGCATGTTGGGGGCCGCGAGCTCGACGCGGAGATCGTCGGGCATCGGGTCGTCCGGCGGATCCCAGTCCTCGTGGGAGGTGGCGTACGGATCGCTCATGGCGCCGCCTGTAGCTCGTCGAATGGGTCGCAGTTATCGAACCACCACCCTTCCTCGAACGGCCTGCCTCCGTCGCTCGACCACGCAGTGGCCTGCGCGATCGTGATGTCCGGCGGCTCGCTGTGGTCGTGGCCGCACTCCTCGCACACGCAATCGTCGGCCGCGACATGCTCGCCGCAGACGTGGCAGCCAAAGCACAGCGGCAGCCCCATGAGCGAGAACTCCGGGTCGTCGCAGATGTAGCAGCCGTCGCGGTGGACCGTCGGCGTCGATCTCTTGCTCGGATCCGAGAGCCCCTCTTCGAGCATCCAGTACGCTGGATCGCTCGGCTTCATCGGGGAGCTCACGGCTTGGCCTCGGACGGCGCTGCACCCGATGGAGCTCGGCGCGGTCGCTCGGGCGCGATCCTGATGACGTCCATGTCCTCGATGTCGTCGGTCGTCGGATCGCGCATCCGCTTGTGGATCACTACGAGCGTGATCCAACCGCGCCAGTCGCCCCAGTGATCCGAGCCGCACAGGCTCGTGAGCGTCTTGGCCATCGTAGCGTTCAGGCCGAGCTTCTTGCTCTTGCCCTTGAACGCGAGATAGAGAGTCTCCTTCTTGCCGCCCGGGTTCTTGATCGTGCACTTGCCGCTGTCGACGACCTCGACGTCGGCGGTCGTGCCGGGCCCGCCGAGATCCTCAGCGTAGAGGTACTCGGGGTCCATCCGCTTGATCACGGTCCTCCAGCTGGGCTTCTTGGGGTCGGCCGCCATCTACCGGGTCTCCTCGTCGTCGCGAAACCAGCGCGACGCCTGAATCTCGCGCGCCTCGATGCGGTTTGCCCGGCGAGCTCGGCGGATGGCCCGGGCGGTCGCCGGTGGGAGCGCAGGCAGGGGCGGATGCTGCTCGAGCGCCCAGCGGAACGAGTAGCCGAGCGCGAACACGCCGGCGAAGATCAGGGCGAGCGCGAGCACGCTCACGAGACCCTCGCCGGCGCCGGCGCGAATCGGACGATCGCCCGCGCGATGTCCACGTTGCGGTCGCGCACCGACCCCGCCGCCCAGCCACCCGCGAGGAACATCTCGTCAGCGGTCCCTATCGCCCACCACCAGCCGTCGCGCCCGTCGAGCTGGCCGGGCCAGTAGATCTCGACGCAGCCGTCCCGCTCGCGCCGGTGCGTCCACTCGTCGCCGGCGAGACCAGCGCCGCGCTTCCAGTCGGAGAGCGTGATCGCGGGCATGGATCAGGTCTCCACGACCGGGCGGTAGTCGGCGCCGGCGTAGCCGTAGGTCGACGCGATCGCGTTCTGGCAGTTCATCTCCTGCGGGGCTCCGTAGTCGGAGCGGATGCCGCGGATCGGCAGCGGCCGGAGCTGGGGGTGACAGCGGAACGTGTAGAGCTTCCGGTGGCCGTCGGGCTCGGGCGTCGAGTTGGTGACTTCGACCGCGACGAAGGGCTCGTCGCCCTCCTGATCGATCCGCAGGAGCCGCCGCGACAGCCCGAGCGCATCAACGTCCGCGTGTATCACCTTGGCGCCGACGTCGCGCAGGTAGCGTCCGCTGTCGCCGGCGTTGTACTGGGCGACGAGCACGCGCCGTACCTCGGCGTTCGGCTCGTCGCGAATCTCGGTCGCCGTGAGCGTTCCCGCCACCATCGCGGCGCCGCGCTCGGGCGTCAGGCGGATGCCGCTGACCGCGTACACCGAATATCCGTCAGGCCACGCGAGCGCGGGGCCATCGGCGCAGTGCAGCCGATGCGACGCGTCGAACCGCGCGACGCTCGGGTGCTGCACGAGGATCGAGACGCCGCGCCAGGACAGCGCCATGAACGCGGCGCGAGCGAGCTGCTCCCACAGGCGGAGTCGGCGCTCTTGCTCGTCAGTGACCTTGACGCCGACGCTGATCGCGAACCTCGCCCATGCCGTCCAGTAGCTCTCGCACTGCCCCCAACACCAGGTCTGGTTATAGGCCTCCCCGAGCTGGCCCCAGAGCTGGCCCCGGAGCTGGCCCCGGAGCTGGCCCCCGAGCTGGCCCCGGAGCTGGTCCCCGAGCTGGCCCCGGAGCTGGTCCCCGAGCTGGCCCCCGAGCTGGCCCCAGAGCTGGCCCCAGAGCTGGCCCCAGAGCTGGCCCCAGAGCTGGCCCCCGAGCTGGCCCCAGAGCTGGCCCCCGAGCTGGCCCCGGAGCTGGCCCCAGAGCTGGTCCCCGAGCTGGCCCCCGAGCTGGTCCCGGAGCTGGCCCCCGAGCTGGCCCCGGAGCTGGCCCCCGAGCTGGTCCCGGAGCTGGCCCCCGAGCTGGCCCCGGAGCTGGCCCCAGAGCTGGTCCCCGAGCTGGCCCCCGAGCTGGTCCCGGAGCGATCCGGAACTCGAGAGGTCGACCGCCGGCCCGGTGCCCGCAGCCGCCGGGGCCATCATGTGACGGAGCGCCCAATGCATCAGCAGGGCCTGGAGCGGGGACTGCGCCCACAAGACCAGGGCGGGTGCCTCGACGCCGATCTCCTTGTACGCTTCGATCACGGCCACTCGGCCGATCGACTCGCACTCCAGATCATGCCCGGTGCGAGTCCCGATCTGGCGTTGCTCCTCGCGGAACGACACGAGCCGGGACTCCTGATCTGGAGTCAGCTTGTTGATCTTCGCCATCAGTCGGCCACCTGGCGAGGCAGCTCGCCCGGCTGGTACTCCGCGTGGATCGTCACCCGGTAGTCGCCGGGCGGGATCGTGACCGCGGTGTGCTCCTCATGCTGGAGCGCGACGGGCGCCGGGCCCATCACGCGCAGGTACCGCGCGTCGGTCTCGGCGCGGTAGAGCTTGGCGTGGCGCGACGGGATCCGGTGCGCGTGCCCGGTGACCTCGCCTTCCGCGAGCACGGTGCCGCGCTTGCCCTGGGGGATCTCGACCGCGCCCGCGGGAATCGCGGTGCGCTCGAGGAAAACATCGCCCTGCCGATACTGGATCTTGGTCATCGTCTCTCCGTCGTGTGAAGTTGTGATCATCGCTTCTTGCTCATTCCGGCGTTGATCGCCTCGAATGTCCGGCGCTGCCAGCCGCCGAGCGGAAACAGGTCAGGTGGCTCGCTTGCGTCGAACGCGGCGACGTGGTGTCCAGCGCTGATCGGCGGGGGCGGCGCATCCGGGTCGTCGGTGACCACGGCGTCCTCGGTCACCTCGAGCGTCACGGTGCCGTCGAGGCCGAGCCGGGTCAGCAGCGCGGCGCCGCAGTCGGTGCAGTCGATCCGCTCGCGATCGCTGTCGCCCGGCGCATAGACGCTCGAGCCGCAGTCGGGGATCGGGCAGGGGATCTCGATCGTCGCGCTCGGGTGCCCGGCCACCACGCCGGCCTGGAACGCGCGTCGCGGGTTGAGGTCGCGGTCGTCCCGCCGCGGCTGCCGCGACCCGGGCTCACGGTGGTGATCGCGCTCGCGCCGGTGCTCTGCTGCTGCGTCGAGGTCGACCTGGTCGTAGTCGAGCCGGCTCACCGGGAGCCTCGCGACCTGGCGACCAGCTCGGCGAGTGCCACCTCGTCGATGCGCGGCGTGATGGTGCGCGGCGCGGCGAGCTCGGGGATGCGCTCCTCGGTGAGCCCGGCGAGATCGATCTCGAGGTCGCCGGGCCGCAGCGGCGGATCCTCGGGAACCAGCGCGAGCCCGGCCGGGCCGTCGACGTAGCGGCGCCGGCTCACGAGGTCACCGGTTCGCGGCGGGGCCCGGGCGTCGCGGCGCCGGACGCTCGCGCCTTCGCCGAAGCCAGCCTGAGCCCCTCGGCTGCGACCTCGAGGATGCCCTGCGCGTCACCGGTCTGGCTCGCGGCCAGGGCGATCGCGCCGACCATCGCGGTGATCGCCGCGGGGTCGTCCTGCGTGACCGCGCGCGCGAGCTCGAGCACGCGGATCGCCGCGAGCACGTGATCCGCCCTCAAGCGCCGGCTCCGGGGATGCCCGCGAGCTCGCGGAGCGTCCGCTCGGCAGCCGGCGCCGCGGTGAGCCCGCTGTCCTTCGCCGCGAAGTAGCCCCTGATCGCCTTGGTGACCGGGCTGTGGTCGCAGCGCGGGCCGTGCTCGCGCACCCCCGCGAGCGTGTACGCTTGGAGGGCCAGGTGCTCGGCGTGCCCCTTCGCCGCCGCCTGGCACCACGAGCACATGTAGGTCGTCTCCAAGCGCTCGAAGCGCTCCCCGGCGATCACGAGGGCGTGGGCGAGCAGCCTCTCGGGAGGCGTACTGAGGCACGAGGCGAGCTGCGCGAGGTCGACGTCCGAGCCGCCGCCCGAGACGATGATCAACTCGGCGATCTGGTAGGCCCGCTCGAGCACCGCCATGGCCCCGGGGCGGATCGCGCTCGGGTCGGGCGTGACGTCGATCGAGTCCTCGACCAGCCCCGGGAGGCCCTCGACGATCTCCGGGCTGGCGCCCGTCGTGTACCGGCGGTAGGGCCCGCGCGGCTGCTCGTCGGTGACCCGCGCCGTGAAGCCGGCCGCGTTGAGGCTCTCGAGCCCGGAAGCGGCGTCGGTGGGGACGCCGAACAGGCCGATCGGATCGGAATGCAAACTGAAAATGGTCACGAAACCCTCCTGACCGCACGAGCGGTCCCGGCAACGTCTGACCGCGGGCGTCAGGCGCTGCGGGGATGCTCGTGCGGTCACTCGCCGGGGAGGGCGGCGCAGCGCTGGCAGTAGGCCGCGGCGTCCGTGGGGGATGCGACCTCGAGCTGGTCGCGGTACATGATCCAGGGCCCGCGACCGATCGAGCGGTCGCCGTGGACCAGCAGGACCGTGATCGGGGAGGCCCACACCGCCTCACCGATGGTGCCGTCGGAGGTGACGCGGACGATCGAGCCCTTGGCCACGCGCGCTGGCCCGGGTGGCAGCGCGCGCTGGGCGTTGGCGACGAGAGTGGCCAGAGAGGCGATGGCGGGGGAGGCGAGTGCGTTGGTCATGAATCGGATATACCGATTCGCAACGAACCCGTCAAGATCTCAATTCGGACTTTCCGATTCGAACACACGAGCCTCGGACCAGCCGCGCGCCCGAAGCTCGCGGTACCGTTCGCGATCCACCGCAGCCAGCAAGATCATCAGCCACACGAATTCTGTCTTGCTGACCCTCTTCAGCCCCATCCGCCCAGGAAGACACGTACAGGGGGTGCAGCGCAATGGAGCGCAGTGCCGAATCGTCGGATCAGCGCGGCTTGCTGGTGGCCAATCGTAGGTAGAACTCGGCATCGTCGCGCAGCTTGCGCCGGACATCCTCGGGCAACTTGTCGAATAGGTGGCCCATCTCGATAGCGTCGGCCGACGGTAGCGGCGGAGACTGCGGATCCGGTGGCGGGTCCCAGCCGATCGCCGCGTGAATCCTCGGCACGAGGCTCGAGTGACTCGCGGCCGGGTTGGTCAAGGTGTCATGCATCGTCGATTGCGCGCAGCCGACTTTGCGGGCGAGATCTTTCGAGGTGATCCCTAGCGCCACCAGCCGGGCGCGGACGTCCTCTTGCCATTGAGTTCTCACCGGATACGCGGATCCTCGCCGTCTTACTTCTCTCCGGGGCACGCCCCATCTTCGTCCGCGGAACATTCGTACGGTCCGATTCGTGGCTTGACGCGGCGTTCGGAATGACCGAATCAATCCGGAGTGACCATTGCCCAAAACATCCGGGCGCTCCGCGAGCGGAAGCGCCTCCTGCAGCGGGACTGCGCCAAGCGCGCCGGCGTGGCGCAATCCACCTGGTGTGACTGGGAGGCCGGCAAGATGTCCCCGAGGATCGATCGTCTCGGGGCGGTGGCCGAGGTGCTCGGCTGCACGGTCGCGAGGTTGCTGGCGTGACCGTAAGTCTCGTCAGCGATTCTCGCAACGCGCTACGGATGCGCAGGTGTGCAGCGTACGACCAGCGTCACCTCGGGCGTCTCGATGACGCGCCGGCCGAACACGGCGACGCGCTCGTACGACCGCACCACGCCAGTCCTGCTGTCGACCACCTGGTAGCCGGACGGGCAGAGTTCGTTCGCGCGGCGGTAGGCCTCCTGGGAGGCGACGCCTTCACCGTCGTCGGCCTCTGCGCGGATCATCACCTGCCCGTTGCCGATCGTTGTCACCTCGGGACCGGCGGGCGCCGGCGGGCGACATGCGGCGATCACCACCAGCGCTGCTCTCCACATGCCCCGACGCTACCGCATCTACGGTGCGCAGTACTCGGCGCCGTCCATGGTCACGTGCACCGTGCCGGCTGGGCAGTGCGGGCACGGCGATCCGGATTGCGGCCGGCACGTGCCACTGACACACCAACCCCAGGTGGCCGCGTTGTCGGCGGCGTCATGGCACAAGGTCAGCGCCGGGCTCGGCGCGCTGGTGCACGCCTCGCCGTAGAAGTCGAAGCCATCGCTCGACGGCAGCGGCGGGCATTGGGGCGGCGGCTCGATCGTGCCGCCGGTGCTCGCGTCGGGCATCGCAGCCGGATCCCCCATGCACCCCACAAGCACCATCACCAGCGCGAATCTGATCATCCCGCGATCCTAAGTCGCGACACGGCGGCCCGCAACCTGCCGTGTTTCGCGGCAGGGAGGTCGCGGTGATGGTCGCCGCGCTGTACGTCGAGCGCGGTGGCCCGTACTTCGGAATGCCCGATGTCGACCCGTGGGATCGCGAGCGTGACGCGCGGCTGTACGCCGGACCGCATCCGGTCGTCGCGCATCCGCCGTGCGGCCCATGGGGTGAACTACGCCACCTGTACAAGGGCGACGAGCATGACTGCGCGCCGATCGCCGTCGCAGCGGTGCAGAGATTCGGCGGTGTGCTTGAGCACCCTGCGCGATCGAAGCTCTGGTCACACGCCAGGCTGCCCGGGCCCGGCGAGCTACTCGACGAGCACGGCGGATTCGTGGTCGAGGTCGACCAGTGCGCATGGGGTCACGTTGCCCGTAAGCGCACGCGCCTCTACTTCGTGGGCGTCGATCGGGCGCTTGTTCTGTCGACGATTCGCACCGGCGGCACGCCGACCCACTGGGTAGCCGGATCCCGCAAGGGGCGGACCGGCATCGGCCGCGGCGGCACGGCGCCGGCGCACATCAAGTTTTGCTCGGCGCAACAGCGACGTCGCACGCCGCCCGCGTTCGCTCGGTGGCTCGTCGATCTCGTGGCGCAGACGAGTCCACTCGCGCTCGCATCGGAGGCCGCATGACCTCCGACCTCCAGCGCCGCGGCCTGCTCGCCTCCCTCGCGGGCCGCCTGCCAGCAGCCAGCCATGACGAGCTGCGCGTGATCGATCGCGTGCTCGGCCGGCTCGAGCTCGGGCGCGATCGCTACGGACTGCTCGACCTCGCCAAGCCGCGCGACTGGCGACGCGAGCGCTTCGAGGAGCGCCTGGACGCGCTGGTCTACGACGCGTGCGAGGAGCTGGCGATCGAGGACCAGGCGCGGGCGGAGCTGCGCGAGGCTGCGCGCGTGGAGATGGTTGGTGGGCGCATCCACTACGAGCACCCCGGCTACCAGGGGACCGCCGACCTCGGGCCGCCCGACGGGGTGCCGCTCGCTGGCATCCCGAGCAGGCAATACGTCGTCGAGTGCGCGCAGGTCGGCGCGATCACGCCCGAGGTCGCGAGAGGGCTGCTGGCCGACCTCGAGGCCGCCAACCAGGCCGCGATCGAGAACATGGCAATCGAGGTCGATCTGGCCCTCGCATCCGCCGATCGGCGCCAGCGGTGCGTGGACGAGCACGGCTACGGCTGCGGACTGGCCGAGTGCGGGCGCGCTGACGTGGACCTCGGAGGCGAGGGGTGACGGCGCACGCGATCACGATCGAGACCAGCCCGCGATTCGTGGGGCTGGCCGTCGATCTCGGCGAGCACGCGCCAGGCGGACCGATCCACCGCTGGCGCTGCAGCTGCGAGCGTACGGGCGACTGGAAGCACAGCGCGCGCAAGGCTCGCGAGGGCGGCGCCCGGCACGTCGCGGCGATGGAGCGCAAGCGCTGATGGCCCGCATGTCGATCGACGACAAGTTCCTCCGCGATCCGCGCGTGGCTGACCTGGCCGATGCGCTCGGCATCTCGCGCTTCGACGCGATGGGCCGGCTGCTGGCCGTGTTCGCGCTCTGCTACGACTTCGAGCGCGACGTCCTGCGCCCGGGCGACATCGACCGCGCCGCCGAGCGACCAGGCTTCGCGGATGCCGTCTTCGCGGCCGATCTGGCCGTCACGGCCCGCGGCGGGCTGCGGATCAGAGGTGCCGGCGAGCGGATCGAGTACCTCAACACGAAGCGCGAGGCTGCGCGCATCGGTGGGCTCAAGAGTGGTGAATCACGGAGAAACCGTGCCAAGCAGTCGCTCGATCAGAACGAAGCACGCGCGAACCCTCCGGATCCGGTTCCGGATCTTCCTCCGGATCCGGTTCCGGATAGGGTTCCGGATCAGAGAGATCATGTGGTCGAAACCCCCGCGCGCGGCGGCCGGCCCGGCAAGCACGCTCCTTCGCCAGCCGAGCTGGCGGCTGTCTCCCGGGTCCTGGCCAAGCTCGGCGAGCACTCGGGCGTCGCGTACGGCGGCGCAGCCGAGCACGTTCGGCTGATCACCGGTCGGCTCCGCGACGGGCTCACCGAATGGGACCTTCGCGCCGTCGTCGCGTACTGCAGCGACGAGTGGAAGGCCGACGACAAAATGCGCCGCTACCTGCGCCCCGAGACGCTGTTCGGCCCGACGACGATCGCGAAATACCTCGACCCGGCGCGCACCCGATACCGCGACCTGATCGCTCGGCACGCCGAGCAACCCATCCTGTCACTCGACGGAGGCAACGCCCGATGACCCGCGACTTCGCCACCGATCCCGAGATCGCCGCCGACCTCCTGCGCCAGGCCGCGAGCCTGCGCGACGCCACGCGCACGAAGGGCGCCGACGTGTACGACTGGCACCCGCCCGCGATCCTCGAGAGCTGGCCGTGCCGCGGCTGCTCGACGCCCGTCGGCATGACGGCCGAGGCGATCGACGCCGCGCGGGTCTGCAACCGGAAGCTCGCGGCCCGCGGCGACAAGCTGCTCAGCAAGCGCGAGCTCGCCGTGTGCGATCGCTGCCGGGCCGACGAGCGCATCGCCGAGCGCGAGCGCGATCAGGCGCGTCACCAGGCGATCGCAGCGTTGACCCGCGAGCTGCGCCACGGCGTGCTGCCCTGGCGCGAGGAAGCGATCGCGGACGAGCTGCGGGGGCTCGGCGCTGATGCCGGGCAGATCCTGCGCGAGGCCGCGCAGGCGAATGAGACCAAGAGCAAGGCGACGAGCGCCAGGAGCAAGAGCCTGTGAGCACCGACTGGAACGTCCACTGCCTCGACTGCAATGAGACCCACGGGTTCGACGACGCGAATCACATGGACGACACGATGGCCTCGCTGTGCAAGCATGCCGCGGCGATCGCTGCGCTCGCACCGCTGCTCGCCGCAGCCGGTGCGGTGCGGCTCGAGGTGGAGTACCACGGGCGCATCGACGCGGCGTGGTTCGCCCGGCACCTCGGGCATCGGCTCGTCCCGATCAGCGAGTACGGCGACGTACTCGGCCAATGCGCCGAGTACGTCGCCTGCGAGTGCGGAAACACCAGGCGCTGCAAGCTCGAGTACGGCCACGCCGGCGAGCACGATCCGAAGGCGGCGCGATGAAGCCCATCCCCGCGATCATCGAGAGTGATCTCGCGCAGCATACCGCTGCGATCCAGGCTGCACTCCGAGCGCTGCGCGAGGCTCGCGCGCACGAGGAGCGCGCCGAGCAGCAGGCCGAGACCGCGCGCCAGGTCGCCGCGCGCGCCCGGCTCGACCTCGGTCGGGCGTTGGTCGCTGCGCGCGCGCGCTGGCCCTCGAGCGGCCCGAAGGCCAAGGGCTGGTCGGTCTACCTGGGCGAGCAACGCGTGGATCCAACCGTGGCCCTCGATGCGATGCGCTACGCCGGGTTCGTCGAGGAGCGATTCCCGGGCGCACGTACGGATGCGCCCGGAGATCTCGTGTTGCCGACCATGCGCGAAGCCGGGCTCGACGATCGGCCGCGCGCGGCGTCCGGGCTATCGCTGGTCCCGCCGCCCGAGCCGGAGATCGACCGCGACACGTGGTGCACGCCGGTGTGGATCACCGATGCGATCGGCAAGTTCGATCTCGACCCGTGCGCCAACGAGCTGTCCCACGTGCAGGCGTCGCGGACGTTCTGCCTCCGATTCGAGGAGGACGGCCTGCAACGCGCGGCGACGATCGGCCACGACTGGCGCGTATTCGTCAACCCGCCGTACTCGAACGTGCGGCCGTGGATCGACGCCTACGCGCACACCCGCTTCGTGTTCTTGCTCAAGCTCGACCCGAGCACGAAGTGGTTCGCCGAGCTGATCAAGCACACGGAGCTGATCCTGCTCCCCCGCGGCGAGCGCGTTTCGTTCGAGCCGCCGCCCGGCATCCCACCCGAGCGGGCGAACGCCCAGCCGTTCCCGCACGCGCTGTTCTACGCGCACGCGGCCGATGCCACTGACGAGATCCGCGCGCTGTGCTGGGCATGGCGCGTCGAGCGAGATGCCACCCCGATCACCTGAATAGCGGGTGGACTAGATCCACTCGCTCACCACAAAACTAGTCCACATCCGACGAAGAAAGACCACCACATGGGCAAGAAGCAAGCAGAACTCCCCGGCACGCGGCGCGACGACGAGCCCGAGCCGCCCAAGCCGATCAAGGCGCTCGACGACGCGTGCGAAATGCTCGAGAAGGCGCGCGGCAAGGCCACGAAGGCCGGGCAAGGCGTCGTCGAGGCCAAGAGCGTCGTCGACAAGCTGCTGCGCGAGCACGGGATCACGGAGTACGTCTACGAGACGTCGACCGGCGTCGAGAAGAAAGCGTTCATCTCGGAGGGCGTCAAGACGGCAAAGATCAAGAAGGCCACGAAGGGTGACGACGACGGAGCCGACGAGTGAGCGACGAGGAGAAGCTCGCGCTGCTGCGCATCCAGCTCTACGGGGCCGCGCAGCTGCTCAAGGGCGAGCACCTCGTCGCGTTCGCTGAGCTGATCCGTGAGATCGCGATGGTGCTCGATGTCACCGCCGCGCCGCCCGAGCCGAGGACGTTCGAGTGATCGCGCTCGAAGTCCGCGGCGTGCCGGCATCGAAGGGCTCGGGTCGCGCGATCCTGATCGCCGGTCGTGCGCGCCACGTGCCCAGCGGCTCGAGCGCGAACCAGCGCGCGCTCCGAGCGTGGGACAACGCGATCAAGGCCGCGTGTCGCGCGAACGGGCCCGACGCGCCGATCAGCGACACGCCGCTCGCGGTCTCGCTGACCTTCCGGTTCCCGCGTCCGCGTGGCCACTACGGCACCGGGCGCAACGCGGATCGGCTCAAGCCCAGCGCGCCGCTGCGCCCGACCAGCAAGCCCGACGCGGACAAGATCGCGCGTTCGACGCTCGACTCGCTCACCGGCCTCGCGTTCGACGACGATAGCCGCGTCGTCGAGCTGATCGTCAAGAAGTGGTACGCGCGCAACGCTGACGAGGTTGGCGCGTCGATCCTCGTCGAGGAATGGCGACCATGAGCGACCTCATCACTCTAGGCGATCCGAACGATGCGGCGAACTTTCGCGCCGGCATGTCCGTTACGCGCAGCTACTCGTCCAGCGGCCTCGGTCGCTTCTGGCGCCTGCGAGCGTTCGCGCTGCGCTGCACGCAGTGGTTCAGGCCTCGATCAGTCGTGACGGCCATCGACGAGCGCGCGGGCACCATCACGCTCGAGCGCCAGCGCTGGTCATGGCGACGCTGGCGATGGGAGCGCGTCGAGCCGTGAGCGCCGAGCGCGATCCGATCTTCGGCTGCGAGCTCGCGACCGGGCGACTCGACCGCGACGGCTACGCGTTCCACGGCCGGACGCGCGCGCACATCGCCGCGTGGACCGACAAGCACGGCCCGATCGCACCCGGGCTCGAGCTCGACCACCTGTGCCGGCGACGTCACTGCCGCGCGCTCCACCACCTCGAGCCGATCACGCGCAGCGAGAACGAGCTCCGCAAGAGCTGGGCGTACCGCGCGCGCCGCAAGCTGTGCCCGCGCGGTCACGAGCTGCTGCTCACCCGCGTCGTCACGCCCGAGGGCGGGATCGTGTGCCGCACCTGCAACCGCGAGGCGCTCTCATGCTG